CAACAATCATTTCTTGATTTAGCTCTCGACAAACAGTCGAAACTCATCTTTATTAGCGGCCCCGCTGGTACTGCAAAAACCTATCTCGCCGTGCAAGCGGCACTTAACATGATAAGTTCCAAACGAGTTAGCGATCTGGTTTACATCCGAAGCGTAGTTGAAAGTGCTGATGCTAAACTTGGGTACCTACCGGGAGAAGTGGGCGACAAGATGGCTCCGTATCTGGCTCCTTTAATGGAAAAATTAGAAGAACTTTTGCCCCGAAATCAGATTGATTTGCTCAAAAAAGAAGAACGAATTTCCGGGTTTCCAGTGGGTCACCTTCGGGGACGAAATTGGAATGCTAAGGTTATTATTGGCGACGAATGCCAAAACATGACAGAGAAAGAACTTGTCACCCTCATCACGCGAATAGGTGAATTTGCTAAAGTATTCATCATTGGTGATCCCGAACAATCCGACATTAACGGCAAAAGCGGGTTTATAAAAATGATAGCTCGGTTCAATGATGAAGAGTGCCGAGAGAACGGAATCCATGTTTTTGAGTTCACGGATGACGACATTGTACGTAGTTCCCTTGTGAGATTCATATCAAAAAGATTAAAAAAGGTCGTTTGAATGATATGTATAGGTTGATATTCTACGTAGAAATGTATGGCAAACCGACGTGTCTCTGAACTGAACGAACTGCTCAACACCCAAGTTGCGGCATCTGATTTGTTTTTAATAACCGACGTAAGTGCGGTGGAATCAAAGAAGATCCGTGCTTCAGAGTTGCAAACTTATGCGTTGAACGGAACGGCGAGTTACTCTCTGCGATCAGGAACTTCAAGCTATTCTTTATTTTCTTTGTCGTCATCGTATTCTCCGGCAACTGTTTCTGCATCTTACGCCCTTTCTGCATCTTATGCGGACTGGGCAAAAACGGCCTCGTATGTTTTATCCGCATCTTATGCGTTGAGTTCATCCTATTCTTCGATGTCTTTCTGGGCTATTACTGCATCGTATGCCCTAACATCTTCGGTACAGTTGGTGATTTCAAGTGGATTGGCCGATTATGCTTATACGGCCTCATACTTGATTTATGTGCCGGGATTTAATAACGGCACTTCCTCAGCCGCAATCAGTTCGTCATGGGCACGAATGTCTTCGACAGCTTCCTATTTGCGTTACTCTGGAATTCCAAACGGGACAGCTTCCTATGCTCTCATAGCCTCTCAAGCCACCGTTGCGACATCAAGTTTAACGGCATCCTATTTGGCATACAGTCAAAGCCGGTTTAATGGCTCGGCGTCTTATGCCTTGACTTCGAGTAATGCAAATTGGGCTACTTATGTTCGCCAGCCAATGCTTTCAGGCATCTATGCGGCAACGGTAACTGCCGCAAGTGAATCACGAATTGGGTCCATGAGTCTTAATCGTACCAATGGGGCGTTTTCTCAGACTGTCATTACGTACACCGGAACCGTTACTTATAATTACACGGGATCGGTTAGCGGATCGTTAACAATGGCGGTTTATAATAAAGGAACATTGGCCACGTCGCTTTATGATTTTCTCCCGATTACATTCTCGGCTTATGGTGCGACTCCTATTTCCGGAACGGTCAACCAAGCAATCACAATGCAGGGACAAAACAATCTTCAAAACGGAGATTACATTGTTTATGTCACAGCTTCGTTGCCATTGAGTTTGTATTTTGATACGGCAAATGGCCGAACAATGAAGTTCCGAATTGATAGCGAATCAGATCGTGTAACTATACAAGCATAACCTATGGCCTCAGTAAAAATCAGCGAACTTAACACGCTAATCTCAATAACGAGTGACGATTTCTTTGCTCTTGTTGATAGTGGCTCAGGGACAACCTATCGAACGACTTTTAACGTGTTGAACAACTGGATGGCAGCTTCAGCATCTTGTTTTTCTGCATCGTATGCGTTATCTTCGAGTTGGGCCGTCTCTGCATCGTATGCGTTATCTTCGAGTTGGGCCAATAACGCTCGATCTTCAAGTTATGCTCTAACTGCATCATTTTATGACCTTGCTGGGTATGCTCCAGCCTTTGCTACGTCCGCTTCTTTTGCCGCCACGGCAAGTAGCTTACAAGGAAATGGTACTTCATGGGAACAAACTCTTAAAATTAGTAGGTCTTTGACCTTGGCCTCCGGTTCATCTCTTGAGGTGCCAAGAATGGTTAATCGAATTCCAGTCAATCCCTTGCTTGGAAAGGCAAATTCAATTTTCTTTAATACCGAGTATGGCGGTGGGGTAGTCAACGATTATGCTAAAATTTATTACATGGAAAGTCCAGTTAATTCTGGTCGCTTGCTTTTCGATATTTCCGATGATATTGTTAATGTTTATGGCACCGGAATAATCGGATCTGGGTCTGGAGAGTCGCCAGATATCGAAACTATTACATTGACGGAATCTGGGTTCCTCTTTTCTGGATTACAATCCAATGGCTATTTTGCAACTGCCAGTTTGTTTTTTATCGGGGCCAATGGAAAAATTTATGGACGTGGGTTCGAAGCTCGTGATTATTCTCAAAGTTTAGTCAATCAAGTCGGTTTTCATGGTACCGCAAGTCATGCGATAACTGCTTCATATCTTATTGGAAGTGGAACTGGCGGGAATGCTCCAATTGGGGCTATTATGGATTTTGCCGGAACCGGCGCACCAGCAGATACGAATTGGGCTCTTTGTGATGGTTCAGAACTTTCTCAAGCTGGATATCCAACTCTTTACATTTTATTGGGAACGACATGGGGTGTCGCTTCACCGGGAAACTTTAAACTTCCTGACCTCCGAAAACGTTTTACGTTAGGTGCTGGAACAACAAGTGATTATCTTGGAAATGTTGGAGATACTGGGGGGAGCGAAAACCTAAATTCTCATTATCACTTAATTGGTAAAACAGTCAAAGGAATTTATGGAGATGGATCAACTCGAAACGACGACGTTTATTTTGTTTGGGTTAATGACCAGTCCGTAAATATGGATGATGATTTTCCAGCTACAACTTCCCCGAACGGGTCTACTCATGCGGGATTTCTTCTCACTGGAGATGATTCACATGATCGTTGGCAACCAGAAGTCGGATTGGGCACCACAACCAATAATGGGTTTATTATTGGAACTTCATTCGGATTTGTCGTTGGCACGAACGGATCATCCGATATCAACCCGCCCTATGCCGTTTGTAATAAAATTATTCGGATTGCATAAAGACATACGTAACTACGTAAACCCCCGCCAAAAGCGGGGGTTTTTTGTTGTACGGGATGATAGTTATAACGCATGAAAGATCGACTGCTCGATAAAATAATTCGGTTCGACATTTTGCTTGGAATCGTGGCATCGGTAATTGCACTGGTGGCCGCTTTTTTTAGTGTTTATGGAATCGCCACTCTTTTCGCAGGAGCTTTTCTTTCAACGGTTGTTATGGGAACGGCTCTTGAAGTGGGAAAGCTGGTCGCGGTGACTTATCTGTATCGTTATTGGAAACAAACCAAAGTGTGGTTAGCCACCTATCTCTCATTGGCTCTGGTTATTTTAATGTTTATTACGTCTTTGGGTATTTTTGGGTATTTGAGTTCTGCCTACCAGAAATCGGCCACAGCTTATAAAGCTCAACAGGATCAAATTGTAATGATTGAAAATACCAAAACATATGCTCAAAACAAGGTGGATCAAGCCAAAACCCGCATCCTTACTTTGACCGCCCTCCGAACAGCACAGGAAACCCGTATGTCTGAGGCTATGACAAACATGTTTATTTCTCGTAATGCTATTACCCTCAAGCAAATTCAAGAACAAACCGGTGAAATGATTAAGGCCACCGAAGCTGATGTTAAAGCTGAACAAGGAAAAATTGACGCTGGAATTCAGGAGATGGGAGATATTGATAAAAAGGTGTCAGCGATGAAATACGCTGATAATAGTAAGGATATTCGCACTTTTGAGTTCGTAGCAACTCTATTCCATACGAATCTTGATACTGTGGCAAAATGGTTTATTTTCCTTTTGATTTCCGTTTTTGACCCGCTGGCAATTGCCCTCATTCTTGCTTACAATGTGGTTGTTTATAAAAAACCCGTGGATATTTCCCATGTTCATCAATCCGAATCTATCTCGATTGAGCCAGAAGATAAAAAAACCTTGCAAGTCAAATCCTCGGCTTTTCCATTTCAAAAAATCCCAAAAAATCCTTCCCCCGCCCTTCCTCCTGAATCTATTTCCGATACGTTAGACCCACATGACCACGCTCCGGCTCCTTCGGATGCTGATGCATTCATGAAGGGATATTTTAAGTCATAAGACGAATTAAGCATAATTAACTTGACAAGTGAATGAATCTTTGTTATGGTTAATGTATCTTAAGATAAAGAAAAAATCTTGTTTTCGTAAAAAAAGAACTATGTATGAGCGATTCTAACAAATCAAAAACCGTTCGAAGAGATATGGATAATACCGATATTCAGTATGTAGTTGAGTTGCTGAAAGATGCACTACGAGATCAAGAATGGGAAACTGTCGTCGAAGCCCGAATATTCCTACAAGAGTATTTGGATGATGACGGAGGCCCCATTGAACTCGAAGAATGATTTATGTGGTTAACCGTCCTGTTGATATTTTTCATCATTGTTTTCTTGACTGTGATTGGGTTTTTATCGAAAGCCCTCGCCGTTCAAGTGAAAAAAAACGACATCTACTCGCAGTGGATCGTGGAACTTCAAAACAAAGTCGAAAATGTTTCCCGAACTATTCACTCCTTGGATGACAAGCAAATGTTTTCCAAAGATGATGAAGTTGGTTCAGTATTCCAGCAGATGGTAGAACTCATTGATAGCCTCAATGAGAAAACCACCAAAGAATAAGTTATGGCAAAAAAGAAACGTATGTCCCGCAAGAAATCTGTACCGAGGAAGGTTCGGTCCAAGGTGAAGGTCAAGAAGCCTCTCAAACTCGTACAAACCACCCCTCCGATTCCTCCTCCACCTGTTCCGGTTATCAAGAAACGAAAGAAAAAAACCGCATCGAAAATGTATTTCACACAGGATACGGAAGACGCCATTGTCAAATACAATAAAGAAGAAAACATGGATAAACGAGAAGTTATTTATCGAGAGGAGATTGAATATCCACTCCAAAAACTTGTTGAAAACATTTTCAATCGTTTTGGTTTTTCATATTTTCGAACGAGCCCCCAAGAAACTCAACGAGAGGCACTGGCTCATTTAGTTGCCAATTTAGGAAAATACGATCCAGATCGACCAAGTAAAATTCATAAGAAAAAAAAGAGCAAGGCGTTTGCATATTTCTCTGTAATTGCTAAAAACTGGTTTATTCTACTTAATAACAATAACTACAAGGAATTTCAGACCCATGTTGAAATCAGTGAGGAACGTGGCGAACATACCATACAACTTCAACATGTTGACAAACATCATTCTCAAGCAGAAACCGATGAATTTATGAAATTAACTATTGATTTCTGGGAAACCAACGTAGCGAAGATTTTCAATAAGCAACGGGACTTGGATATAGCCAATGCGGTGGTTGAACTATTGCGTCAGTCACAACGAATTGATGCCTTCAATAAGAAGGCACTTTATTTGTACATCCGAGACATGTCGGATTGTAAGACGCAGCAAATCACCAAGGTTATCAACAAGATGAAGCAGTACCACAAGAACATCTTTAGGATGTATCTGAACGACGGGGTGGTTTCCAAGTCTTTGCATCTGGCCTAACAGCCTTTTTATATCTTGTCGAGAAAAACCCCCGAAATAGGGATGGGTTTCCTATTTATCTACGTATGGATAACGAATTCGAGATATTTGAAGGCAAACAGTTCAAAGACTTGTGTAAGGATATTTATGATAGGTCGGACAATAAAAAAGAACAGTTAGACTTATTAATAAGTGAGTTGCGTCCATTGGTCAAAAACATTGACGACGCTGTTCAAATTGTCCCCCTCATCCAAGGCTACTTGGAAGTTTCAGTTCGTAATGATGAACAGTTAGTCAAACTTGCTCAAGTTGTTCAACGTCTCCAGAATGCAAAAGTGGAGGGCGGAACGGGTTCTCTCTTGAGTGAAGCCGAAAAGGAACAACTCTGGCAAGAAGTCAAGGCAGTTACGAACGAAGTAAAGAATCCCATCCCCGACGCTCACGACGTAACGCTCACGAAATAATATGGCTTACTGGACTTCCAAAACACAAAACTCCATGGGCTCCGAGAACTATTCCCTCGGAAACAAATCGGGGGGAGGTTCGACAGGAGAGTTCTATGAACTGGAACCTGCCGTGGTGTTGGATATTATTTTGGATACCGACCATCCGTTATTTAAACAGCCCGCCAATCTCCAAACGAACATCGACGTAGACCGCTGGCCCGCCGATTACAAAAACGAAAAAGCTTCGGTTGGAGATATTGATTATTCTTGGGTGGGGCGAGCGTTGGTTCGAATGCAGTTTTCGTCACCCACGACCCAAAAGGAAAAATTGATTTGGGCCTATCCAATGGATTCGTCCGTTTCCGAGTATCCGCTCATCAATGAAGTTGTCATTGTGATGCAATACAAGAACAAGTATTTCTATGGCCGAAAACTGAATCTCAGAAACCTTCCCAATGAAGGAGTTGATTTTGCTATCAATACTTCTATCAGCGGAAAAGACAACACCGAACTTTACACCGACAAACCCTACACGGGTAAGGAATCCAAAACCAGTTCCGATGCTCCGACTGGATATAAAGGTGTGGCCGGAAAATATTACACCGTCAATGACCGAATGCGTCGAATCAAACGCTATGAAGGGGATTCAGTTATTGAAAGTCGTTTCGGTCAATCCCTGCGTTTTGGGGCGTATGATGACACTCGGGCCAATGACGTAGGGGATGCAAAGAACACGGAATATTCAGCAGGGGGTGGTAACCCAATGATCATTCTCCGCAACAAACAGCGTAAGATTCTTAAAGCGGGTGAACAGTTAAAACTTCTCAGTAGTCCCAATGCAGCGACGATTACAGGGACAAAGGAAGAAAAGAATGCGGGGGGGGTTGTTAAAGAAGACATCAATCACGATGGCTCGACCCTTGCCATTACCGCAGGACAAACTATTACAAAATGGGTAACTACCTGTCATAAAAAGATGTTTGGAACCGGGGAGGAGGTTAGTTCTTTCAACGGTGTTGGAGCGTATACCTATCCCAGTTTGAATGGAAATCAGATTGTTATCAATACGGATCGCATGGTGATTTCCTCCCGTTACGGAGAAACTTTTCATTATGCAAAGAAACGATATGCTATCGTGACGGATAATGAATACACGTTGGACGCCCATCAGCAAATCGTGCTCACCACGAACACGAAAACTGTCATCAATTCTCCCGCCATCTATCTTGGCGAGTATGA